CCTACAAGATCAATGGTCGCGACACGAAAGGTAAAGCAACCGGAAAAGCTACGGTCGTCAAAGAATCACGGACCACGGAGACATGGGAAGCTCATCTCTCTGGTCAACAATCTATCGGCATTATCCCTATCAACGAAGACAATCAGTGCAAATGGGGCTGTATCGATGTCGATGAATACAATTTCAATCACCAAGAACTCATAGAACGACTGCAAAAGGCCAAACTGCCACTGGTCGTTTGTCGTAGTAAATCGGGTGGTGCTCACGTATTTTTGTTCACCACGGAGTTCATCCCTGCTAAGGATATGCAGGAGACCTTAAAACGACTTTCTGTATCGCTTGGATATGGCTCTTGCGAAATATTTCCAAAACAAATTGTTTTGCATTTAGAGCGTGGCGATGTAGGCAACTTTTTGAATACGCCGTACTTTGACCACGAGAACGGTCTACGTTACGCATTCAAGCCAGACGGGACCGCAGCAACAATAGAAGAGTTTTTTGATCTATACGATCAGAACGTGCAGACCCATGAACAGGTGTTGGCACTCAAGGTAGAAGATGACCCGGATCTGCCACTGAAAGACGGTCCACCCTGCCTACAGATGCTGTGTAAGGACGGGATACCAGAGGGGGCTAGGAACAATGGCCTGTTCAACTTGGGCGTATATCTACGAAAATCTGACCCCGAGGGCTGGGAGTCGGCAATCCTCGAACACAACATGAAGTTTATTCACCCGCCTTTACCGTTAGGAGAAGTCAACACAGTAGCCAAGCAGTTGGAGAGAAAAGACTACGCTTATAAGTGTAGTGATGCGCCCATCAACAGTGTCTGCAACCGCGAACTCTGTATGACACGTAAGTTTGGCATAGAGGGCGTCACGACAGGGGTGCAGATAGCCAATCTGCGTAAATACAACAGCATACCGCCAGTTTGGTTCTTGGATGTGATGGGTCAGCCTCTCGAAATGCAGACGGATGATCTATTGAATCAAGGTGCGTTTCAGAAAGCTTGTGTGGACCAGTTGAACTTCTTACCACGGACCATGAAAAAAGACATGTGGGAGACTCGAATCAATGGGTTGCTAAACGAGATGTCAGAGACAGAGGGCAGTATTATCGAGGTGTCTGACGATGTTTCAATAAACGGACAGTTCAATGACCATCTTGAAGACTTTTGCACCGGGCACCAAGCCGCAGAGGATCGAGAACAAATACTGTTGAAGCGTCCGTGGACAGATGAAGATCGTGGAGAAACCTATTTTAGACTCAAAGATTTGGAATCTCATTTGATCAAAGCGAACTTCAAACACTTCAAAACTCACCAGATTGCACAACGACTGCGAGACTTGAACGGTCATTCGTCTTTATTGAAAATACAGGGTAAGCAAATCAGACTATGGCGTATTCCATCTTTTGATACGGATAAATCTCAATTGACCACCCCACAGTTTACCAGTGACCAAGAGATTCCGTTCTAATGCAGCGCATCTTTGGTCCACCTGGCTGCGGAAAAACTACCACATTACTCGATCTGGTCGATAAGGCACTGTCTGAAGGCGTAGCACCGCACAAGATAGCATTCTTTGCGTTTACACGAAAAGCCGCCTCAGAGGCAAAAGAGAGAGCCTCAGAGCGGTTTGGGTTGGATCCCAAAGCTGATCTGCCGTTTTTTCGTACAATACACTCATTGGCGTTCTTCCTGACCGGTTTGAAGAGTGATCAACTTATGACAGCCGAACATTACCGGGAAGTTGAGAAAAAAATTGGTATTAGCTTGGTGTCTGGCGAGACCAGACTGCATGAGGTCGAAGAGGATCTCAGTAATAGTCTGCGAAAAGAATCACCGATATTGCGGTTGATCACGCTGTCGCGCTTGAAAAAGACATTGCTGCGGCATGAGTACAACTTCAGTGAGATTGAATACAAGTGGGTAGAAGTGGACTACGTTGCACGGTCCTTGAAACAATACAAAAAGGAACATCAACTTTACGACTACACAGACATGCTCGAATTGTTTGCTCAGTCTGCACAAGATACTTGTCCGCACTTTGAGCTTGCGATGCTTGATGAAGCACAAGATCTTTCACCGTTACAGTGGGACATTGCCCACGCCATCGAAAAGAAATCCGACCGAATGTATTGCGCGGGCGACGATGACCAGGCTATCTATAAATGGAGTGGGGCAGATGTAGACCATTTCATCAATCTGCCCGGTGGCAGTGAGGTGTTGGAGCAAAGCTACCGTGTACCTCGGAAGGTCCACGAGATCGCAGAGCGTATCAGTGCAAGAATCAAGCGACGGTTCCCAAAGAAGTATCTGCCGCGACGAGAAGAGGGCGTAGCCAAGCGTATCACCGGATTTGAAGAACTAGATCTCAGTCAGGGCACGTGGTTGTTTTTGGCTCAGGCGAAGTTTCATTTGAACAGCGCACAGTATTTTATGAAACAACAGGGTCGTTTTTTTCAATATCCAGATGCAACACATAGTGTGCGATTGAAGGTACGGCAAGCATTAGAAGCATGGCGATTGTTACAGCAGGGGAAGCCCGTGACCTTTGATCTTACAAAAACACTGTATCAATACATGTCAGGCAACGGTGTCCGGATAGCAAGAGGACACAAGAAAATAATTGGGGAAGAAGACGACACGTTTACTTTTGAAGAGCTACGAGACCATCATGGTTTGCTGGCGACTCAAGACATGGCGTGGAATGAGGCATTGGACAAGATTCCGGGTGTCGATGTGGCTTACATCAATGCACTGGTACGACGAGGCGAAGACCTCACCCAACCGCCTCGTATAAGACTGAGCACGATCCACGGAGCAAAGGGTGGTGAAGCAGAAAACGTAGTCCTGTATACGGACTTGACGGTAGCGGCAGAGCAGTCGATGGAGCAGGATTCTGACTCTATCCATCGGGTGTTCTATGTTGCCGTGACACGCTCGAAGCAAAACCTTTTCATCGTGGAACCCGAAAATTACAACAGGAGTTATGCGTTGTGACTGAAGATAACGTGAACCAGCCCAAGCACTACCTGATCGGAGATATCGAGGCTATCGACGCGATGGTGATGGTATTTGGCGGCAAGGCCGTGAAAATGTATTGCTTGTGTAATGCTTTCAAGTATCTCTGGAGATGCCTGCACAAAGGCAAAGAGGTAGAGGACATCAAGAAGGCGATTTGGTATCTCAGGTTCGCTATCTCAGACGACCCGCGAAAAGATCATGCAAAAAGAGACTAGACTTCAGTTCCCCCTGTTCACCCCAAAATCGGAGTGGACACCACCATTCGAGTTACGAGATCTGACGGGCTGCAAAGAAATAGCCGTGGACCTTGAAACACGAGACCCAAACCTTAAACAGAACGGACCCGGCTGGCCCCGGAAGGATGGTGATGTCGTTGGCATCGCCGTTGCGACCGAAGGCTGGGAAGCATATTACCCGATTGCCCATACTGGGGGCGGCAACCTGGATAAAGGGATAGTTATGCGCTGGCTGCAAAAACAAATGCGGACTGACGCAATCAAGATCATGCACAACGCGCCTTATGACCTTGGATGGTTGAAAGCATTGGGTGTCGAAGTAAACGGCGAAATCGTAGATACGATGGTCATGGCCGCCCTGCTCGATGAAAACCGATACAGCTATAGTTTGAACGCACTATCGTATGACTATCTTGGCGAGGCTAAATCGGAAAAGCTTTTGACCGAGGCGGCGGTCGAATTTGGTGTCGATCCGAAGGGTGAGCTATGGAAGCTACCGTCACAGTTTGTTGGTCCGTATGGCGAACAAGATGCGAGGTTGGCTTTTGATCTTTACAAGTTTTTCAAGCTTGAAATCAACAAGGAAGGACTTGAGACAATCTTCGATCTCGAAACACGGCTCACTCCATGCTTGATTGATATGACGTTTCGGGGGGTGCGAATTGACCTTGAAAAGTGCGAAAGGACCAAGCAAGAGCTCTTAAAGGAAGAAAAACAAAAGCTCAAGCAAATCAATGACTTAGCAGGTATGGATGTTGAGATCTGGGCAGCCGCATCTTTGGCAAAAGCGTTCGATAAATTGAACATAAAATACGCCCGGACACAGACCGGCCAGCCCTCTTTTACCAAGATATTTTTGTCTGAGCACCCACACGAGTTTGCCAAGCTGGTCGTTGCGGCGCGTAATCTGAACAAGGTGCAAGGTACGTTTATTACTTCGATTATGAAGTATGTCAGCAAAGAGGGCCGCATCCACGGTCATATTAACCAGTTGAGATCTGACGAGGGCGGGACTGTCAGCGGAAGGTTGTCGATGAACAACCCCAACTTACAACAGATCCCGGCACGTGATCCAAAACTCGGTCCCTTGATCCGCAGTTTGTTCTTGCCGGAAGAAGGTGAGGAGTGGGCTGCAATTGACTTCTCGCAGCAGGAACCACGGATCTTGGTTCATTACGCAGACGTATTTGGCGAATGGAAAAACAATCCATTGAAAGGAGCACGGGAGTTTGTCAACGCATACAACAATGACCCGGATACCGACTTCCATACGATGGTGTCTGAAATGGCAAAGATCCCTCGTAAGCAAGCCAAGACTATCAATCTGGGTTTGATGTACGGGATGGGCGTCAACAAGATGGCTGGTGAGCTTGACTTGTCCGTAGACGAGGCAAAAGAGATCACGCTTCAGTACCATGCCCGGGTGCCGTTTGTGCGTGAGTTGATGCAGGGCGTATCAAGATCGGTCGATACCAAAGATGATGGGGCCATACGCAGCCTCAAGGGCCGTAAGTGCCGTTTTAACATGTATGAGCCGGTGGGGTATGACTTGAAGAAAGCCATGCCTAAAGCCGAAGCTAAGGCCACCTACGGCGATACTACGCCATTGCGACGTGCATTCACGTACAAAGCTCTTAATCGGTTGATCCAGGCTAGTGCTGCGGATATGACAAAACAAGCGATGGTGGACCTCTATGAAGCCGGAGAGCTACCATTGATACAGGTTCACGATGAGTTGGGTTGCAGTGTCATGGATGCGGAACACGCACGACGGATCAAAGAAGTGATGGAAAACGCCATCGAACTGCGGGTTCCCAACAAATGTGACATTGATATTGGTCCATCATGGGGTGAGGCAAAAGAGCTTGCGTGATATCCCGGATAGTCCTATAATTTCCCGTATGGACACAGAAAAATACAAGTCAGTTGCCGTGCCGCGAGATGTTTATCAGGACATCAAACTACTCGCGAAGCACGAAGACCGGCCAATATCAAAGCAGCTTGCAAAGATCCTAAAGGAGTGGAAGCAAGACCGCATCAATGAAGCGGAATCGCTTTCTTCCCATAGGTAGGGCAAGGTTTCATCAGACCTTCCGTGGGTTCGCGGCTGCCTTGACCCGAAAGCCGCAATCAATCATTATCCGGCAATCCTTTTCTTCTCCTCAGTCGAAAGGTAGCGACCAGAAGGCCAACCCTTTACGGCCTGACACGGCCCGATGCCGCCCGGGTGTCGCGATGGCGGCACCTTTTCTTTTGTTTTTATTACTACCTGGCTGTAACGCTTTTGAACCAGCACAACGCTCTGGCTGGGCATACAAGGGTCACGAGTATGTCAACTGTCCCGACCGTAAAACGATCAAAATGTGCGAGAAGGCGGGGCCTTACATGATTTGCGAATGTGCGATGAGGTAGGGAAGGGGCCGGTCAATGGGAGTAAAACCAGGCCCCCTTGGGGTCAAAGATAAAGTATCACAGGATCTTCTTTGGTGTCACGTTGAAATCATCCCCAGCTAAGAACTGAGTCTGTTCTTTCAGCGCATCGGGGTGGTGCGGTTCGCTTGTCATCGTCATGCCCATCAATTGATATGTAGGGGGGCTTTGTTTCATGCCCTCTTCAATCTTTTTCATCAACGAATGTTCACGGACCTGGTTCAAAGACAACGACTGATAGACCACGGTCGTTGGTTTTGCCGTCGCTAGGTGTTGATACGTTACCGCCATTGTAAACTTTCTAACCATTGATCAGCTCCTTAATGCCCTCAGTCACCGCCGAGCTTTTTCTAGACTCCATGACCGCATCCAGAGCCGGTTGCACAAGAGCAAACTCATCTTCTGTCAAATGAACCTCGTAGTCACTGTCGCCCCCAAACACCATCGTCACGAAGGCTTTGTACTGCTCTTTTGTTTTGTCATTCCACTTCATCTTGTTTCTCCATGTCTTCTAACCAAATAAATCTACTGAACTTGACCCGGCACGTCGGATGATCGTCCGGGACAAAATGTAAATAAACGTCACCCCCATACGCTATCGGCTGGTCATGTCTATCGTCCAGCTTCAATATCACGTTGCGAGAATCGTTCTCTTCTTCTTTGAGTTGCAAACTGAACCGAAGGTTCTTCAAAAAATGCGATAAGAAAAACGTGAAGTCGTTAAGGCTCAAGTCATCCAGAATCTCCACAACATCTTCTGCAACGAACTTTTTGCCATACAACGTCTTTCTGAGTTCATCGTTCTGCATCTCCAGGTCCACGATTTTCTCTTGTTGTTTGTGAATCTTTTCTTTGGATTCAACGGCGTCTTTGTTCAAGCCCGTGATCTTGTCGAGATATCTATCTGCTTTGGCCTTCCAGTGTTCAACAAGCTTTTCAGCCTCTTTCACCTCTTCAACCAACTCTGCTTTCTTTTTCATTCTCTTCTCCTATCTTTCCAAAAAATGCGTCAGCAATCATGCCAGCGTGTTTGATTGCCCTGTATTCAGCGGGATGGTTGTCCCGTATGTAACATTGCTTGCAAACAGCATTGCCGTTCTTGATTACCAACCCCTCTTGTAGACAGTCCTCACGGACTCCCTTATACCTACAATCCATATTGTGCCCCTTTACTATTGTTGTCAGGTGGAATAATTAATCCCGTTCTACTAATGACTCCGGTGAAATGACCTTCTCCTCTACGTTTGTACCGTCAGTCAATACGTGCGGACATACGTCTTTGTTTACGAAAGAATCTCGAACAAACACGACCCTTGAGCCAATTGGCTTGCCAGCCCACTCACCCGTGTGGTAGTACCGTTCATGTTTTAATGTGCGGAAATGCCATCGTCGATAGTGAGATCCCTGCTTACGACCCGTGTAGCCCCTCGGTCCCTTGAGGGTGAAGGTTTTTGGGTTGTTTGATTTTGTTGGAGATGTCTTTTCCAGTAACCCGGCACGGTTCTCTTTCTTGTTTGGCACCCCGCGATGCAACACTTCATCCCCTAACGCTTTGATGTAGATAAGCACCGAGGCCACTAAACGGACTATCTTCAAGCCTTCTTCCATCAAAAACTCGAAATGCTTTTCTGCAAACCGTCTCGCCTTCTTATCACCAGCTTCGGCTAATAAGATCACTTGAGCCATGCAAAGTGGTAAAATCCAGTATTGCCCTTCACAATTGACCACCAAACATTTTGATCGATAATTAGCCATGTCTCTTTCGTAATGTTCTGCTAACGCATCCAGTTCTTCATCCGTCATATCAG